TCTTTTTCACTCATTGTGACATGACTAACACCTCTCAATAAGGCATCTTGGCTCCAAACATTCTTTGATGTTTTAAATCCACTTACATCAACATCATAAACTGCGTTCATATCTTCAAACGCATCACCGACATAAGAAGTATGCCATACAATTCCGATCTTACTATTCAGTACATTCTTGGCAGTATCTGAATCAGCGTCTATCGCGTATAGTATGGTATTGGGTTGAAAGGTGACGTATCTTTTTCCATGAATCGTTTTTGTTGACAAATCGTTTCTGGAATATAAGAAGTCTCCTTGGACCACACCTTTGATGCCCAACTCTGGCAAGTACTTGAGTGCGTCTTGTAACTTAGCATTAAGATCACCAGAAGTATCAGCATCAATATCAGTTGCAGATTTATAGACTTTAGAGTTTTTGTTGAATATGCTTTTTTTGGCAACAAAAAAGCGGTTATCACTCGGATCAATACCAGCAAATATAGCAGGAGAACCATCCCATTTAACACTTACGTTTCCTTCCTTAACTCCACTCAGCACATCTCGCATATCACGTAACGCAAAAATCGCTTGTCTCGTACCATTCACACCACCATATAACACTTTATCTTCAATATGCCTCATATGCATATTCTTTTTATTACTTGCAGAATTTACAAAGTCTTTCATAAAGTGTCCTTCACTTGTACTTAAAATTGTATATTATTTATATAAAAAAACCCTCACTTTAAATGAGGGTTTGATGTGATCCTATCAAGATGTTACTTGATAAGGTTTATTCCACTTTCCGATATTGATATCAATATACCAACCAACATCAAAATAGTCGGTCATGATATCAGAATTGTCGTGGTTGCCATTCATCATAACATCTTTGAGTTTGGTCAAGAACTTTTCAGCAACACCACTATAATGACTTGCAATCCAGTAGTGGTTTACATCGTCATGGGTAGAACCAAAATCAATTGACCCTTGAGACAAGTTAACTACGAGTGTGGAATGATTATCTACACCAATAGAACCTTTCATACCGTACTCTTTCAGTACGGCTTTAATCGCGGGAGCGAGAGATTTTTTCTTTTCTTGAGACATATAAGCCATTTGGAAGCCCTTTCAGTGACTAGGATGATTCTCTTTACTCTTATAAACTAGCATAACAAACTTGCCGTGTCAACAATTAAATCTTCAAGTTGATCGTGAACTTCATCAAGATCATCAAAAACATAAGATTCAAATGTCACTGTATCATCTGAATTTATTGTGTAAGTCACATCATAGCCGTGTGCAAACTCATCCAACATATCATAGTTAAATGTAGAATTTGGTTGAATTGTAAAACCGTAAGTCATAGTTTCTTTTCTCCATGTAAATTCTTGGCATCAAAGGTCAAAGGAGTCCAAAGTGTACTGAAACCCATTTGAGCCAAAGTAGTTAAAGTCTCGGCAAACCAAACCTCATAGAAGTTAGGATCATGCTCTTTCAAACTTCCTTGATTGTGAAGCATATCATACCGCTTAATTTCTTTGACGATCAAAGGCGCATTTGCCAACCGCGCATCACATAGTGCTTTCCGCTCTGCCCGATTACCGACATAACTAGGAACCTTTGTAAGAAACCAAACACCTTTTGCTACCGTATCACCAAACAGTTTTTGAATATCTTCCATTTCAACATCTGTATCTTCTACAGTGTCATGAAGAACCGCGATAGTACCAGCAAGTTCAATATTGGCTTTATCAAATCCAATATTGGCAAGATGATCCATAACCATACTCGCAACAGCGATAGGATGAGTCACATAATCCTCACCAGTAAATTTCCGCTTTTGACCAGCATGGGCAACAGTCGCAAATTTAACAGCATCATTATAATTCATAGTCATGAAGAACCCTCCAACTTTAAAGACATTAGAACCATTACCATCATACCCATCGCAGGAACTGTCAATTCAAGTAAAAAGAAACTTACTGAACATAACAGAAATATTAAAGTTGACGATTTCATAAGATTCTCCTTTCAAAGAATATATATCATATGGGCTATGCCTTGTCAAGTATATAAATACAGTAAACCATGTTATAAAAACGGATATTACAAATGAAAACATTTCAGCAGTTCAGTGAAGCATTTGATACCAAAGTCAAATGGAAAACTATAAAATAAACCAGAATTACTTTCTTCCTACATCTATACACATTGCTACAATAGCAAATACTATAGGGACTGCAACCATAAGAATAATAATTTCATTCGTCATTTTAAAAATTCTCCTAGTGAATTGGTGTTCTCAATTCGGTCTTTAGCGATATTATAATAGTCTTTGTCTAGTTCAATACCGATAAAGTCTCGGCCTAAGTTTTTTGCCGCAACACCTGTTGTTCCACTGCCCATGAAAGGGTCTAGGATTGTGTCGCCTTCGTTGCTCCATGAGATAATTTGATCGTTTGCTAACTTATCAGGAAATGCCGCTGGGTGCTTAGTGCCAACTTCAACACTATTTCCACCACCTACAACATATTTAAAGATATTACTTACCTTAACTTCTCCCGTAAGTGAAACTTTTATCTTTTTAAAGTTTCCATCTTTGTCTCTAGTAAAACCCTTAACCCTCTCAGTACGTTTATCATTCCACTTATTTTTTCTTGTTCTCATAATAGGATTAAAAGTTTTGGGGGTTCCTTTTGACCAAACAAACATATATTCGAACTTTTGGTAGTATCTATTACTACCGCCCACAGGTGGTGGGTTGTCTTTTTCATACATCATTGTGTCGTGCAGATTAAATCCACACTCCATAGCCCATAACGCCTGTTTAAATGATGTGCCTGTTTCACTACCCTTCATCGTCGCATCACCAACCACCCAAACAACAACACCACCATCTGTTGTAACCCTGTGTAGGTCAGTTATAACATCCTTCCAAACGTGTTCACCCCATTGCTCATTATTGCCGTTATAAGTGCGTAGATTGTCATAAGGTGGGCTAGTAACTGTTAGGTCAACAGAACTATCAGGTATTTCTTTCATGCGACAGCAGCAATCACCTTGCATCAAATTAATAATTTCATTCGTCATTGTCATGAGTCCCAAAATCACCATTATTTACTAGAATAAACACACAATGCACTACTATGTAAATGCAGCCTATATTCACAAAGATTTCTGAAGTCATCTTATTCTCCCCTTATAGTTTTAAAGGTTTCATTACCAATCATGAGCGTAATACAAGTCATTAAAAAGGATAGTATTAAAAGCACACTCATAAAAAAGAAGTGACCGAAGTTTGGATTACTAATCATCTCAATAAAGAAATGACCAGTAAAAATCCAACCGCTTATCATACCCGTAGAAGAAAATACAAACAATAAGTAAATATATGCCTTCACAAAGATATTCATTATACTTCTTTCCTATAAAACAAATCCTCAATAACATCTATCACGATACGAGTAGACATAAAAGTAAACATTGTACTTAACCAAATACCAAAAGAACCATAGACCATTTGCTTTGTAGCCGTCCAAGGAACACCATCTGTTGTAACAGTGTCAAAGAGAAAAATAAAGGTTATAAACCACATTGATGCAGTTACACCAATAAGAGTTAAACCAAACATTGCAGATAATGCATTATCAATAGTTGTACTAATACGTTTCATTTCATTTCTCCATTAAATATACGCTATAGCGCAAAATCATTGAATATACGCTATAGCGCAAACTATAGCATATATCATTACTATTGTCAATCTTTTCTTCGTGTTGTATCAATATGCCCATTCTTATATGCCAGCCATACCGTTACTATCGGCCCACCAATTATAAGAGCCATTCCAAAGAGTATATCACCCAAGTTAGTAAGTGCTACCATTAAATCCATTACCAAGCCTCACTCATTATTTCACTTCTATATTCGTTCAATGAAGCAAGATAGTTTTTCATTTTGCTTATAGCGACACGCTCACTTACCGCTCCATAAATTATGGATGCAATATCATCGTCACTATAACACTCTACACAAATATCCCAACCATCTTTATTATAGTTGCGAATAGCGAAGTTTTTTACACAAGCCACAAGTTCTGTGAGTTCATTTTCTTCATATTTAAAAGTCATAAACATTCTCCATGATCATATGCACAGTGTACAGTTTTCTTATCTTTCCAAGCAAATATTACCTTGTAATACCAACTCTCATTCTTGTTCCTTAGTATCTGCAAAGGAGAACTATCAAGACCGCCTTTGGTGCGTTCCGCAACATACTCTTCAACAGTAAAAGAATTCATTAATTCTTTCATAAACTTTGCTTTGGTGAAAGGTCCACCATACTTAAACCGCGCAATAAAGAGGTCTTTTGGTTTACCAATACGGCTTGGATGAACATTAACACCATTTGGCGTTACAGAAGGCCAAACAGGGCGACCCTCATAATCACCAGTATAGTGAAGGTATCCACCGTGATATGTGAAGTCATTTTTATTGAACTGAGTCATTTGCTTCTCACTTTCTATCATATGTTACACTTTACTCATAACGTGATTCTATTCAAGAGTCAAGTCATATTTTATGACATTCCACTAATAATTCTCATCTTCATCTTCATCTTCAGTAAATAGTTGACCAGTGTTATTTGCTACAAATAACCAACCTAATACACCCATACACATTAGGTAGCCTGAGAGTGAGCCTAGATATATGAGTACTAACCCCATTCCCCCAAATACTACCGCGAACATAACCCATAATCCATTCATTTTTAACACCTAACTAACTTACCACCGACATTACAAGTGGTGATGTTTGAGTTTAAATTATTATAATTTGACCTTGGAAGGTTATTACAGACCTTTACTGTCTTATAACCGATAATCCTAGCAGTGGGCGTATTCAACGCTGTATGACGCCCTAGAAGCGCACCTATAGCACCCGCTATGTACTTACCACTACCATTACCAACTTGACTACCAATCAATCCCCCAAGGGCCATTCCAGCCCACTCATTTTGCGTTTGATATACTGGAACCTTTACTAAGGCACACTCTTGAGCAGTGGCATGTCCAGAGAGTAGGACAGAGGCCACCAGAAGCGATTTGATCATGCGACTGCCAACATTGAGAAAGGAACTTGAACATCAGTCATACCATGCCGACCATAGTTCATATTGACCACAGCCTTTTTGCTGTTGATCTTAACAATAGTTCCGGGGGTCTGTTTGGTCTTTTGAACGACCATAACTTTTTGCCCTACCGAAAAAGTGGCTTGGGCGGCGATAGTTTTGATCTGATTTGCGTAATGCATAATCTGGCTCAGTTCAGTTTGGTTCATTTTCATCATTGCTTGCTTGATTTCAGTAACAGTCATTTTGCGTCCTTTCAAGACTAAGTGATTCTCTCTACTCTTATAATCTAGTATAAAAGTAGAGATTTGTCAAGTATTATCCAACTTGTGCATTAATGATTTCAACCAACTGATCAGCAAAAACATTATCAAGTTCTTTGTCAGTGATCACATTCATTTTCCGCACTCGCTGAAACTTAATGTCATAAAGGTCATGACCGTTCAATTCAATTGAAACATAACCTTTCCACTTAACCATACCGCCAGTTTTAAACCGTAAACCATCAGTGCTGGTCTTGACAAAATCTTTTGCGCCCCAAGCACCAAAGGCCCAGAAGTCTAACGCTTTGATTTGGTCACGAATTGTTTCTGCGATGTTCATGTGATTCTCTCTTTCTCTTGATTACACATATTCATAACATTTGAATTACATACTGTCAAGTTGTTTTTGTATTTGTTCTTGTACAATTGGCGGTATTTTTAGATTATGAGATAACTCTTCTTCCTCATAGTCTAATTGTAGAAATGCTTCTTCCTCATCGTCTAAAGGTTTATTAATAAGAGCAAAGTAATTGACCAAATGATCAAGGGGGTTCTCACACATGCTTCGGGCCATCCGATCCAAATCAATGGTATTGGTCAAGTAGTGAAATGCGAAATAACTGCCGTGAGTATCTATTAACGAATTAGCGAACTCAACTCTCTTGTCATAAGTTTCTTTTGTCACCATTATTAGTCATCCTATTGCTTTTCTTGTTTCATTTCTCGCAAGATTTTAACAGCCTCTTGTCTACATTCTGCCCGGCTATTTTCCCATGGGCTACTATCTATCAGCAATCCCTGATAACGATGCGTGGCGGTCCTACACCCCACGCTATCTGTTGAGATGGAAATATCCTTGGTCAACCAATATTTATTATTCATCATTTATCCCCTAATCTAACAATGCCTCTAACTGGCGAGTTGCATCACGTAAGACCATTTGAGCATCACGTAAGCAAGACTCTAACAGATAACCACCACCTTGATAAAGGCTGTTTGTGAGATACTGAATTTCTTCTTCACTATCAGCAATGCACTCTTTCAAGGCAGAAATCTTTGCGGAGTTTGTCCATTCAGTCATAGTCTTTTCCTTTACATTGGAGTTTCAGTAACAATTATGCGGCGACCCAGATTTTTCATTATTGCGTTTTCGGTGTAAACTTTTACCGCCCCATCGTCATACATGACAGTGATCAGAGTTTCGCCATCAGCATCATTATGGATTGATGAAATCTCACCAATGCCAATACGCCCAGAAGCGTAAGGCCGTACAACACCCATTCCAACATCAAACATCTTTGCTTCCTTTCAAGACTGATTACTCTTATGTTATAGAATCAAAAAGGGGGGTTGTCAACCCCTAAGTCATACTAGGGGTTGATTGTTCATCTTTTATTTTTTGAGCCTTGGTAAAAGATTTCTCTTTACCGTTTAACCAATACACCCCAAAAAGACTGTCACTGGGGTCAAAGACATGAAGTGACTTAGATATCTTCATGAAAACTCCAAAGCAAGAATAGAGGGTCACGTACTGACCAGGATTGGCGATGGATGCCTGTAGAGCATTTGCTCTCGCTTCGGCTTCGTTTGATCCCGCTTTTAACATTAGCAAATGACTCCTTTTGCTGGGTACATTATATGAATACATGATTCGTTAAGGATTGTCAATAGTTATTTAATCACTCTTTACATTTCAATTAGGGTTGCGAGGTGATTGAGGGCTTTTGACCGGGCCTTCATTTCCTTCAGTGTCATTAGAACAAGTTGTGTAGTGGTCAGGCTATTCCGCTTTGACCAAACAGCATACATATCATCCCGCTCATATACGACTTGATACTTTGTACCCCGCGCTTCAAGAGCATACATCATTTTGTTGTTTTCGGTCATGGTGGTTTCAACGATCATAGACATATTTGGCTCTCTCTCTGCTGGGTACATTATATGAATACATGATTCGTTAAGGATTGTCAATAGTTATTTGAGATTATCGGGCTTTTCTGCCATAGCCATCCAATCTTCTTCCCGCAAGCCATACCCAATATCATATCCTTCATAATAAGCAACATGGTGGATGGGCCAAACTTTTTCGCCATTCTTTTTAGGCTTGTTATTCATACCATCTTTCATACCGTCATCAAATGCATTTTTTGCACCTACCAACCAGGAGGTGTCATCTTCTTTATTCATCTTCTCTTTCCTTATTAAAAATAAAACTCTTTCTAGAGTGCATAGATAATCTATTTGGTCGTGATTGTCAAGACTTGATCAGTAAATAAAATAATTTATTTTAGGGATTGACAAACAGGATACAGGCGTGTTATAGTGAACTGACAACCTATCCGAATCAGCCGCCCCAAGCATACCTCGTCAATCCATCTTAACACGAAAGTAGTATGAATGTCAAGACAAAAAAAACCACCCGATTGGGTGGCCTTTGCTTCGCTATCTTGAGGTTGATTAATAAGAGGTCGCGTAAATCATATCTTCCACTGCTTCCACGCAACCTTCGGTCTCAAGAGCGGCACAAACAGCCGCCTCAAAAACCTCAACCACATCATTACCAGCAACTGTCTCGGAACCTCGTATAGTCGCTTGAATACCATCTCCAGGAAACGCTGTGATCGTACCTACCTCATGATAATGAAAACCATCAACAGTATAACCAATGCTCCAAATAGGAGTGTTATAATCCCACTCACCATCACGATCTAGAACCCGCTCCATATTAAAATGAATTGAATTATCGGAACCACGACGATTAACCTCACGCGCCATATAACCATGACCAGTGATATTCGCTGAAACTGCACTTTGCATCTGAAACTCTCTTTCTCAACTGTTTCCTTCAATTACAGTTATGGCATGATTCGTAACCATTGTCAACCCTAAATCTTTAAGAAAGTATGCCCCGCACCTCATGTTTTCCCGATAACTTTCAATCTCGTACACAAGACATTCCAACATCTGAACAATACATATTATCCTATCTCAGCAATCATCTTTCTGGTAATACTATGATCATTTTCATATCATCAAAAACCAGGGCTATGACTGAAGCGATTAAGTTATGGGATAACAGAGGCTTGTTTCTCTGTTGTACAAACGGTACATACTTACTTAAAAACTTAGTTGCTGGGCCTTTTGAATTGGGTTCGCCCCCTTTTAACCAACTCAGACCAGACTTCTCTGAGTTGACCCTATATCGCCTTGCTTCGCCATAGATTTCAATTCATATAGGGAGAACCTACTTTCGCTTTTTGTGGCGTTAATTTAAACCATCGGACCTTCTCCAATTATGAGAGTATTTTTTAACAAGGTCATGTCCTACTGTCGGAACACATTCTTTATCGTTAGGTCTAGGGATATCGCAACATACGCCCCCAAATCAAAACCGCAAATCTAATTTGCACCCTGTTAAAAAATACTCTTGTGATTCTTTCTACTCTTATAATATAGTCTAATTACGCTGCCGTGTCAAGTGCTTTTAATTTATCTGTTGCCGCCACAAGCATTGTTATTTGATTATCGTAAGCCTCATCAGACAAATCTGCCAAAAGATAGACCATCGCGCTCTCTAGGTAACCCGCGATATAAGCATGATTATTATCACCGTACTTATTCGTTGCGCTCTTAGATAGATCAGATAGAGCCAACCGCGCTACCGACATTTTAGTTTTCATATCCATTACACCAACTCCAATGCTTTTTTCAACAACATGCTTGCGCCATCATCAGAGGCAAAGCCATTCTCAGAGGCGAAATCCATAGATGAACCACCATATATTTCAGAGGCCATACCCTTTGTGATAAGAACATAGGCAACCATCTCAGGTGACTTACCGTAACCGACAAGACCATCAGTATCTGAATACATCTGGATGCCGCCATTGTGGGCTGAAATATAATCTACTGACATTCGCAAATCCTCTCAAGTGATTCTCTCTACTCTTATAATCTAGCAAAAGAATACGATCATGTCAACACTTAAATTGTCGCTCCTATAGTTAATTCATTTGGATTTGCAATGAACTTAAAGGACGGGTTTGCACTCATCTTTGCTTCACATGCGCTCAGTAGAGTAACCACCAAACCTAATACTACAATTCTTTTCATTTGTTTTCTCCAATCTCAATCTGTCTTTCAAACTCAATAAGACGTTTATATACACTGATCAACTCAACTACGATAGCCCATGACTTAACCACATACTGTAAACTACCTTCTACCCGCCCAAATGCTCTTATAGTCTGCTGTAATGCACCTAGAGTAATAGTACCAGCAAGAATAGTCGGGCCTAACGCAAGATAAGGAACCAGCACCATTCCTTGGAAATAGGAGTAACGAGCCATGTTAAAGTAAGCATAATGGAAATATGATTTGAAATGAATATCTCTCACCCAATCAAATAACTCTGCTAAAGTCTTAGGCTGACCCGCCTTCGGATCATCTTCAGCGTGAACCAGCACCTTACGATAGCCAGCCTCTCTCTTTTGAATATCATACTCAATGCCAGGAAGTTTAATTCCTACCGCTGCCAATAGTAAAGTACCACCCAAGGCAGTAGCAATAGCAACCCACATAAGAGAATTAGATACCTCGCCCAGTATAGGTAAGTGAGTTACAGCCGCACTCAACCCAATCAGAATAGGAATGAACGCGATTAAAGTCATGATTGCTTCCATCAGACCAACCCCAAGGTCTTCCATGATACGAGCGAACTTAATAGTATCCTCTTGAATACGTTGTGACGCACCTTCTAGACCTCTAGCATACTTAAACTTATCATGGTAATACTCAACCATACTAGTACGCCATCTGAATATCCAATGAGATACAAAGTATTTTGTGACCACCGCAACCGCAATAAACTTTGCTGCCAACCATCCAAATGAGGCCAATGATCCATAGAACTCAGCAGGTGTCACACTACCCGGAGTAGCCAATGCCTCTTGTAGATTATTATAGAATGTTCCAAACCATTCATTGATAGCCACATCTATCTGTACCTGATACCATGTAGAGAATAGAATAAGCATCGTACCTAGCAGTGACCAGTGCATCCAATGCTTTTGTATAAAGAACTTAAACATCTGCTTTGAGCATCTTCTGCTTCAGAACTTCGTGCGCCTCATTCAGTTGCTCCCACTTAGCCTCAAAAGGTTGCCGCCACTTCTTAACGTCATTACGACTTCCATATGTCAATGAGATACAATCATCAATGAACCTCAGAACCTCTAGTCGGGCATGGGTATCCATATCTTCAAACTCAGTCTTTCCTATAGAGCGAGTAACAGCCAATGCCATATTATAACCTATCGTGGTATCCATCATGGTCTTGTTCCAATCTTATATTGTCTCTTAAAGGATTTACGTGTTGTGTTCTTACTGGAGAATTGTTTAAATTGTGTGTTAATTTCCCCTCCGCTTTGCATCGCTTGATTCTGTTTTTCAATACTATTTCGCATTTTGATTGCTTTTTCGTTCACTACATCGTCCATCTTCTTATCCATTGCGATAGTATCACTCATATCCTTGAGAATTTCATTATATTTTTCTTCATTTACATCAATAACATTACCGTCAATCATTTTAAGACTCATTTTATTCTCCTTTTGTTGAATTATATCATAAAAAGAGTTGAATGGCAACCCCTTATCATATAAATATATTTAACTATGATGTACTTATCCCCACCATAAAGAGTTTCCTTATTATACTATATGAATATGATTCTGTCAAGGAGAATCTTTTGGTATATCTTCATAGATTATTTGTGATTGTTCACCTACAAAGAGTGATGTGTATCCATTACCATTCGGTTGAAACTCACCTTCCATTGATTTACCAGCACCTTTTGAGTTCTTGGCTTGTTCAAGTTTCTTTGCTTTTTCTCTATCATAGGGAATTTTATACAGGCGGTGTCCTCTCTCGTCTGTATGCATCCATAGTAGAATACTATTACCTTGATCAGTTATTTCGTGATGAATGTAATTGAATTTAACATTTGGTTCATCATTGATTGGTGCGCCAGCCAAT